TTTTTTCATCGTTTTCTTCATCTTGATCTGAAGTATTTTGTTGCGTCGCATTCAAACTACCCCCAGATGTTGTGGGTATTCTATTAAAAGAGCGTGTGTTCGTTGACGAATGGTTTCGTGGATTATTTCGAGTTCTATGAGATGGAGATCGAGATTGCGAGTTTGGAGACGGTCTAAACGATCTTCCATATGCGCTCCTTGGTTCATAACTAAATCCTGAAGTAGCCCTTCCTCTGCCGCTGTGTGTATGATCAGGAGTAGAATTATTAACAGTATTTGTGTTTTGAGAACGGGAACCTCTATCTAAAGTAGAACTGTTCCTAATAGTGTCGGCCCATAGATCAATGGCTTGCTGCCTTCTTAATTCCCCGACAAGGGTATTCATTCTTCGTATAATAGTTTGCTGTTGCCTAGATAACTGAGACTGCGTATTCGATATAATTGTCATTACTTCTATATAATTCTCAACAATACCCAGAGATTGATCTTGCAACGTTGATCTTGATAGATTGGATTGATTACTTGGCATATGATGAATATATATGTTATTCTATAAATATATATTAGTACGAAAGGTTTAAACACATATAAATGTATTACATAGTAATAATTAATTTGAAAAATGTCAACAAAAGATGAACATGAAAAAGGTCTTTCTGGGTTAGCAAACCTTGGAAATACATGTTTTATTAATACCTGTATACAAGTGTTGTCACATACTCACGAATTAAATAATTTTTTAGACAGTGAAGCATATGAAACAAATCTTGACAAAACTCTTGTAGACAGCATATTAATAAAAGAATGGAATAGTCTTAGAAAGTTAATGTGGTCTCAAAACTGCATAATTGAACCAAGTAGATTTATACAGATTGTGCAAGGTGTTGCAAAGCGTAAAAATATGGAGATCTTTACGGGATACGCACAAAATGATGTATCAGAGTTTCTTTTATTTGTTATTGATTGCTTTCATAATTCAATCTCTAGACCAGTAACAATGAAGATAAAGGGAGAAAGTAAAACTGGAACAGACACTTTGGCAGTATCTGTTTATAATACAATCAAAAAAATGTATTCAACCGAATACTCCGAAATATGGAACATGTTTTACGGCATGCACGTGTCAGAAATTGTATCGATGGATAATAAAACTATTATTTCACAAAATCCTGAGCCTTTTTTTAACATAAGTTTGCCTATTTCACATCAACTTAACCGCCAACCAACGTTATTTGATTGTTTAGATAAATATGTTTCGGGCGAGGTATTAACAGGAGATAATGCATGGTTTAACGAAAAAAATGGAAAAAAACAGGATATTATAAAAAGACTGCGATATTGGAGTTTTCCAACGGTTTTGTGTTTTGATTTTAAAAGGATAGATTCGTTAAATAAAAAACGTCATACCATCATTGAGTTTCCACTTGAAAACTTATCTCTAGAAAAGTATGTAATCGGATACAATAGTAAGAGTTTTGTTTACGATTTATATGGAGTTTGCAATCATCATGGAAGTGCATTGGGTGGACATTACACTGCATACAATAAAGGAAAGGATAACACATGGTACGAGTTCAACGATACTCGAATTACTATTATACAAAATGTGGAACAGATTGTTTCGTCAAAAGCATATTGTCTATTCTATAGAAAAAAATCCAACGTATAATATATAGTTAATAAGTATAGGTTAAATCACATTCATGAACACAGACTCTAGAAAAGAATTAATTCCAGACATTAAACAGTTATTAGATAATCCGATTCCTCAACCAGAAAGCAATGCGGCATCTTCTAGTTCCAGTGAATTAAATGTTGATCCTAAAACTTTCATGACCGATAATTCATTCACAAATCCATTGTATATATCGGTCGTTATGATTGGACTAATTCTTATAGTCACATTGATTGTTTATTTAGGAGGCATTGGTTCAACCACCGAAACTAACAGCCTGGGTGTAGAAACAACGAACGATAATATTGCTCTTAAAGTTATTTTTGCTATTGTAATTTTCCTTCTTGTCTTGTATATTACACAATATGTGTTATACTACTATTTTGGAGTTGATATTACAACAAACCTTGCAAATATGTTTAAACCAAATAAAGATCCAACTATCGACATAAATATCGATAAAAGCAATGAACTACCCACACCTCCGCCAAAACCAGAACCAGAACCAGTTGACCAAGATGAGGTATTTAATGTTCGGGATAACGTATACACATATGACGATGCTAAACTGGTGTGCGACGCATATGATTCAAAGTTAGCAACATATTCTCAAGTAGAAGAATCATATAACAAGGGTGGCGAATGGTGTAACTATGGATGGTCAGCTGATCAACTAGCATTATTTCCAACACAAAGCTCGACATACAATGAACTCATGAAAACAAAAGATCATAAACACGACTGTGGTCGACCAGGAGTAAATGGTGGATACATAGCCAACCCAAATGTGAGATTTGGTGTAAACTGCTACGGTAAAAAACCAGCAATAACAAAAGAAGAAGAGGAAATGATGAAAAATATAACACCATACCCAAAAAATCAAAAAGAAGAAGAGATAGAAGAAACCGTTAATAAATGGAAGAATAACCTTGATGATATATTAGTTTCCCCGTTTAACTATGGTCAATGGAATGAATGAATAAATGAATGAATAAATAAATAAATAACTAACATAACGTTATAACAAATCAACATATATATTCGTAATATATATTTTGGTTATCTATTGTCGAGCTATTTTTTCTTTTTTGTCGTCTTTTTAGAACTCTTGGGTTTGGGGCCCTATTTAGTTATCTTCTTTGATGACTTTTTCATTTCTTTATCATTATCAAATGAAGGATCTATAAGCGAGGAGTATATCTTCTCGTCGATCATCATTACTGCCGATACTTCATTCCGATTTCTTTCTTGATAGTTTTCTTCTGGAACATACATGGTTTTACTGTGATAATATCCCACAGGAATGCCGAGATGCATATACTTTGAATATTCTGTTTCCAACGCTTTGCACTCCTTGCTGTCACATTTATTATCTGGGTTTTGTAGTACCCCCTGTAGTTTATAACACCCACTCTCATTGCAAACAAGTGCAGATTGTTCTTTGTTAATTTTCATTGTAATAAAATATAGTGTAGTCTTCTATATTATATTACGAGTTTATTTTACGAACTAGTTCGTATATCGTTTGATCTCCTGCGTATACTTGACCTCGCGGTTATCTTTAAGTCGCTTAATTATTTCTTCCCTGGCTGATTGATTTGCAACAGTGTTAGTTAGCACTTCTTCTACATACTTGAAAGACAACGGTGCCTGAACCTTAGTATTCGCAAACTTCAGCTTGCCATCTGTTATCTGAATGACAGCGTTTCCATAGTCATTGTCGTCTGCCTGTTTAAAAAGATTATCGGTTAATTCGGACTTCTGCTCGCGTAACAGACGAATCCGATCATTATATACCTTTATTTGATTGTCCAAATGAACCCATTTTTGCACATTTTCTTCGAAACTCATTATAACTATATAATCTAGTATTCTACGTTTATATAGTTGTTTAATAAAGTATTATTGTTTATTTATCGGCGTCTTCTAGAGAGAAATCTTCGCGAGCGCTTTGCACTCTTCTTATTACACCTTTTACAATTACGCTTCTTGTGATTACGTCTTGTCTTCTTGCCATACAGATGATTGGCGGAAAAAAGAACAACTGGTGCAGCAAGCTGTGACATTAAAGCTCCAAAACTACCGCCCTTCTTATTATTTCTACTAGAACGTTTCTTAACGGTTTTGCCTCCTTTTCGGTGAAGTCCCATATGTAGTACATTTAGATTAAAATATTAGATACGCAATCACTTCTTGTCACGAACAAGAATAATAGCGAGAACAAGGATTATTATAAGAAGTAACATAATAATAACAGTTACTCCTAAAAGAACATAAATATACGGGTTCAAAACGTTAAAAACCATAGTAATAATGGGTTCCAGGAATAGCTTTAGCTGGTATTTAAGATCATCTCGTTTTAAAAGCTCAATGCACTCTTCAATAATCCCCCCATTTTTCGAAGATAATTTTGTCATTCTAAAATCAGAACTTATATATTTGTTTTTTATTGAATAGATTAAAAAATAACGCGTGCATTTTATATTATATTTTTCTTGATTTACTCATAATGAACGTTCATCAAGCAAATGAGGATTTCCATTTTGATAAATTACAACTAGAGCACCCAGTTTCTATGCCAGGAAATAGCTACTTTACAAACATAACTATGTCTGGGCAACCTATATATATAGAAACGCCACAGATAACCACAAAACAGGGGTTTGTAAAAAACGCAAAAAAAATAATTTGCGATCTATTATTTACATCAAACGAATCGGTGTTCATTCAATGGATTGAAACTTTAGAAACTACTTGTCACAAATTAGTTCATAAAAACTCGGGAGATTGGTTTCAGGACAGATTAGAATATGATGACATTGAAAACGCATTTTCACCGTGTATGAAATCTTACAAATCGGGAAAATATCAATCTTGCAGATGTTTAGTTGGAATGGATCATAGAAATGGTAATCCAATTGCAAAAGTTTATGATGAAACAGAAACACCTGTTCCATATACCGAACTGACGGATCACTCGCAAATTATCGGAATTATAGAAATAAAGGGAATACGCTTTACTACTAGAAGCTTTCAGATAGAAATAGATCTACGACAAGTGATGATGCTGAAAATAGACACAGCTTTTGATAAATGTCTCATCAAAAAAGGTACAGTAATAAATGAAAAGGTAGATAAAATAGAAATACCTCTACCTAAATACCAAAAAATAAACAATAAAAATCTCGAAGATACTGAACAAGATATTACAAAAATCGACGATCCGTTAGACCAAGATCAAGATCAAGATAACACTCCTGAAAATGTCGTAATCGAAATCAATACTCAAGAAAATACAAACGATGAAAAAGAACAGATACAAAATGATGAAACCAACACTGTCCAAGAACTATCTGAAAAACCAAATGACATCACGCCATGCCTTATTGAGAAAAATGATTCAGATATTACATTGGCTGAGAATGAGATAATCAATGAGACTCAAGCTATGGACACCGAGCTAGTTGCAACACCCGACGCAGCACAAATAAATACAACACCTATATATGAAAATGATCTAGAAGTTGTCGACTGGGATACCACGTTTCCTACAAACGAAAATGATGAAACAGATATCTTCTCGATCAAACGACCCAATCAGGTGTATCACGAAATATATAAAAAGGCAAAGGAAAAAGCAAGAAAACTCAAAAGAGAAGCTCTCGCTGCTATATTAGAAGCAAACTCTTTAAAAAATACATATATGCTCGACGATATAGACGATAATTCTTCCATATCAGATTTTGAGGACGACGAGGAAAGCATAGAAAGCTTAGAAGAAATACAGGAAAATGAGGTTTGATATGCGTATAGCTAAGACAATTATTTTTCATTTATAATTTAGACTATTATTACTATAAATGAATTATTTACACATATTGGTTACATTTCTAGTGGTACTTTTTGTGTATATTCATATACAATTTCAGCTTTCACATTCTCAAGAAAAAGATGTTTATGTTTTAGACGTACCTGTAACTATTCCAATTGAAGAAATATTTGAACTGAAACAACCAGTTGTTATGCATTTACATGATCAAACTCTTACAGGAGACCTAACCAAAAATATTTTAAGTGAACAGTTTCCTAAGTTCGACATGTCTGTATACGACAACACCAGAGAAGTAACACATGCCCATATATTGTCATCATGTTCTGCAACCAAGGAACTTTTCAACGACGATACCGAAAGCAGATACTACACAGAAAAAAACTATAATTTTGTAAATACTATACCGCCAAACAATATTTTTAAGGGCATGCTTCAAAAGCACCAATTGTTCGAACCTCCATTGTGTAGCAGAAAACTATTCGATATTATGTTTGGATCACATAATTCAACAACATCCACACAATATAGCGTTATGTATAGAAACATATTTACGGTAACAAAGGGGAACCCC